TGTCTATCGCTACCAGAATATTTTAGCAGCAAGCAGTCAATAGTCAAGTTGGTAAGCAACTTCTTTTCCATCAACTTCTTCGTTGTAATAATCTTCTTCGCCGGACCAAACAATCCTTCAATCACTAACTTGTGAGTGAGCATTCCGTCGAGTGTTCCTGTCGTTGCGATACGATACGGACAACGAGTAAGTTTGGTCATAATTGAACTCAGCGACTTTGACTTGAACAAGTGTGCTTCGTCGCCAAAGACTGCACCGAACTGCTGAAAGTATTCTGGTGGTAGTTTGTGTAATGACTGCCAAGTTGAGATGACCACTCGTTTCTTTGTGTTCTTTTCTTTACCGGCATACACATTGTGTGTCTGTTCTCTTGGATTCCACCTTGTATCTTTGCCTGCATAGTCACAGATGTCAGAGAACATTTGAGAAACAAGTCCAATAGTTGGAACAATAATTAAAACTTTCTGTTCCTTTGGAATCAGATTCAAATAGTGTCTCAGAAGCGTATAGATGATCAAAGACTTGCCTGATCCTGTTGGTGATAACAACAAACAACGGTTTGTATTCATACCGTGTAGGATGGCTTCTTTCTGGTGCTTGTGGGGATCAATCGACTTCCCACCGATAGAAATATTCAAACTGCTTAGAAGCGATTCTAGGTGGGCTTCTGAGAATGTCGGGGGAGAACTTCTTTTTGGTAATTCAATCGTATACTTTCGATCCTGACAAAACTTGAGAATGTATGCTTCAAGTCCTGCGTAGATGCGTTGTGAATACAGATTGTAGAGTTTGATCTGCCCGTCCCACCTCTTTGCACGATACGCGGGCATAAACTCTCTTCCGGGTACTTTAAAGGTAAAGAAGTCAGAGAGTTCCTTGGCAAGATGTCTTTCACAGCGGACTTTGATATTTGAAGAATCAATGTCCTCAATCGTGTAATCGGGCATACATTATATTTATGCTCCGGACAAGAATCTTCTCCATTCAATTGCATTTTTGATCTTGGTGTGTCGGAATGTGATTTCTTTCACAACATCTTCAAGATACTCTACAATAGATTTCACATATGTAATAACTTCTTTTCTTTTGCACAGGTCTTCGTCACTGTTCATAAAGATAGGAATATCTTGCTTGAGAATATTGTGTTGAAAAGGTTCCCATCCTTTTTTGTCAAGGGTTTCCTGATCCATTTTTCCTGTATAGTATTCCCACTTGAGCCGATACAGACGATTGTATTCATTTGACGCTTTCTCATATCTGAGTTTGGCATCGTGGTAAAAGTTGAGATATTTGTTGTGAAGAGCAGGAAGTCTCAAGGATTCCGTATCGAGTTGGGTATCATCAATCTGGGCATCTTGCTCTACTAATACTCTAAGTTCATTAAGTTCCATAATAATTCTTTATCCCTTTTTCTCGTTGACACTCGGATTATAAGAGTACCCAAGGGCGTGTCAAGAGGAAATCAGACGAATTCGTAATAATCGTAGGCAAAGGTGATATTCGCAGTAAATGGAGCAATGTCAGTCACCGACGAATCAAATTCAAAACCAGAAAGACTAACAGGCAGAAGATTCCGGAAACGAACTTGTAGTTTTGGATTCATTGCACTGTTTAGAATATGAAGAGAACCATCGGTGAAGTGTGTGGAGATTTTACTTTCAAAATTCTTACTATCTTTTGTTAAGTAAATTGTTCTCATCCACTCGTAAATCTCACGCCAGTTTGACATATCTTCATTGACCAAAAAGGTCATCGTTAGATTTTCATAATTAACTTTTGTGTTTGGATGCTTTGCCGCAACGAATCGTGTGGGCTGCTCAAGATTAGCATCTGCTCCGAAACCGGGAAGATTGACTCTTTGAATGAAATATTCCATTTTTGGTAAACGAAAGATTTCAAATTTAAACAGAGTTTGGTACAGATAATTTACATTTGATGGTTGCTTATCCTCGGCTGTTTCGAGAGAAGCACCAGCAAACCCAGCAGTGATAGATGGCAACTGATTATTGCTATTAAAAATTGAATCTGAATCTACGGTGTTAATACCCATATGATTATTTAGGTGTAAAAAGATAAGGGAGCCTTTCGACTCCCCTATCTTGCGTATTTAATTTTTTACTTAGAATCAGTCTGCACCGTGAAGGTTAATAACACGGAAGATTCTGTAGTATTGGTTAGAACGAACGGCAGCGGAAGAATGAGGGTCACTCTTGTTGGCTGTCGAACCTTCACCATTACCCGAAACGAATGGGTTGTTCACCAGACCGTATCGAGTCTTGAAGCCAATCTTCGGTTGGAAGTTGGTTTCGTTGACTGCACGAACCATTTGCAACGGAACGTATGGGCAGTAGAACATACCAGCATCGTATGGGCTGGATCCTCTGTAGCCAGTACAGATGTAATCAGCACCAGACACGGAGTAAGGATCGATGTAAACCTTAATACGACCGTTCAGTGTACCAGCAAAGGTGTTGCCAGTGTCATCAACGTCGAGATTAACATCAGGGGTTGGGGTCAGGTTCAAGAAACCAGACATTGCGAGAGCCGAAGCGACATCGGAAGTCGTGATGATGAAGTTACCCTTACCACGACGAGTTTCCTTAGCAATTACGTTGGCTTCACGTTCGAGTTGGAACATCAAACCACGGAATTTCTCAGCAGACCAGCGACCATCGGAGTCATTAGCGACATCGTAGATACCACCAAGACCAGTCAAGTCACCACCAGAAAGACCCGAAACACCAGTAGCCTTGAATTTCAAGTCACCTTGTTGTGCGCCAAGTTTAGCACCACGATAGATGGTACGAATCACTTCACGGTTGATTTCAGCAAGAATCTCAGACGAGAGAATGTTTGCCAATTCAACTTCGGCATCAAGACCGTGGATAGCCTTAAGGTCTTGAGCGAGTTCAGAAGTATATTCAGCCTTCAATGCACGAGTCTTTGCAACGACAGATGTACGGTCGATAACGAACGCCATTTGTCCAAAGGTGCTAGTTTCAAATTCAGCAGTGTCTGCACCGGAGAAAGCCTTCATTGAGAGAGTGCTTTCAGGAGCAGTAGGATCACCACCTAAACCACCTTCAGTGGCTGCACCGAAGTGTCCAGCAGTTTGTCGAACACCAAGGGGGTCGCCTGTACCACCAATTGATGGGAAGCCTTGACCGCCGGTCAAGCCCGATGAAGTTGCAGAGAACTGTGTTGGTGCTTCGTCAAACAGTGCTTCCGGAGCATCAGGAGATGCTTTGCCAGTGAACTTAGCCTTCATAGCGAAGATCAAGCCGGTAGGACCGGAAAGTGGCTGAACACCACAGACATCGTAGGCGATGAGGTTAGGCATCGAACGACGAACGAGAGAAATCAGGACGGGATCGAAACCGGCGACGGCATCGAACGTACCTTGGGTATCAATAAAACCGTTTGCACCGGGAACCGGAGCAACGTTGGCTTCTTCACGAAGAGCCTTTTCTTGGTTTTCAAGCAAGATTGCCGTGACGTTTTTACGATAATTATCACGAATGGGATTCATACCTTCACAGTTAAGGACTGGCTCCCACTTCTTTTTGAGATTTTCAACTAATAACTGTTCCATTATGGAATCTCCTTCTTGTTAGTGTTGACTTCTATTAGAGTCCGCGTGGCTCATACGATTGAGCATAGACGCATATTTAGACATTCGGGGAGTGAGATCAGCCTGATTTTGTTGATCTGCTTCTTCCTCACTCAGAATTTGGATTTCTTCGGTGAGCATAGGAGTGACAACGCCATCCTCGCCCTCAAAGAAGTTTTCTTTTAAATTTTCAATTGATGCACTGAATTCTTCAATGTTATCAAAATCAACGTTTTCTGCCATTTTTCTAAACTTTTCTTCATCAATAGAAGAAAGATCACGGGCAGCATTTTCGTAGATTGCTTCGGCTTGAGCCTTAACAACACCCTTTGAAAGATCAATGTTCTTTTCAAGAGACTCATTTAACTTTTCTTCGAGTGCTTCAATACGATTGTTCAAACCATCGACAAGATCATAACGCTCTTCTGGCATTGTGACATAGTGAGATTCAAAGAGTTGCTTAAGACCTCTCATAAATGACTCATTGATGTCAGAACGAATGCCGGACTCGACGGCGACTTGATTTTCGCCCATCCAGTTTTCGACAACGTATGATAAGTAATCATCAAGTTTAGTAGCAAGATGTTCCTTATGTTCTTCAATTGATGATTCAAATTCGGCAGAAAGATCATTACGAACTTGATCAACCCGAAGATCGACAGCGTGATCGAAGATTTCAGAAGCCTTCTCGACGAATTCTTCTGACATACCAGCACCAGCCATCATTTTCTTCAATTGCTTTTTGCCAGCCATTTCTTCTTCACTTCCATACTCTTCTTCACTTTCCTTATCAGAAAGATCCGTAGAATGTGTTTTACCTAGTTCACCCTTTTCGAGTGGCTTGGCAAACATCGGAGTGACACCATCACTGGTTTCAGCACCTTTACCATCAGCAGTTTCAGCATCGCCACCACCCTTTTTCTTCTTTTCTACAGAAGTTCCGGGAGGGGACATAGGCATACCTTCGCCTTGGTCTTCTAAAATTTGTTTCGCAGTTTCAAGAGCGTTTTCAAGACTCATTAGATTCTCCTTGTCTTTTTTATTTATCTCTAGATAATTTTGAGAGGAAATCTGCGAACACGAGTAACTTCGCCTCCTCTAATTCTGAACGCGAAGCAGTCGCAATTTGTTTTTTGACTGTTTCGATTGCACGAGATGTGAGAATACCGTTTTCCCACACCCATTCCTTGCCTTCCATAATTCCCTGAACAAAAGCGTCAGGAGCCGATGGATCAGCAACGATATCGACAGCGGCAAGTGAGAAGTCATCCTGAACTTCGTTGATGCCACCTTTTTCTTTAAGTGAACCCATACCTCTTGAAGAGACACCAATCTTCACACCCTCGTCAATAAGACTTTTGACAATTTTGCCATAGGGGGTATCAAGAATTTTTGCTTTTCCGTAAATGTCGTTTCCATCAATTCTCATTTCTTTAATGAGGTGGGAAACTCTTTCGAGATTGAGCGATGGTCCCTCGGGATGTCCAAGTTCTCCCATTGCTCTTTGGGGTTTCACATATTCATTGTTATACTTTTGGACTTCGTTCATCAAAACTTTGTTTGGGTAAACGCGACCATTTCTATTTTTTTGCTCGGCTTGCATAAAGATGCCGTCGATATGATATTGCTTCTCACCATTTACTTCTTCGGTGACGAGATTAACATTATCATTTACTTCTGTAATCAGTAACATTACATTCCCCCGCCCATTTTACGACGATTCATTTTCATTCCACCCATCATCTTAGCCATTGCAGCCATTGGGTTTTCTCCACCACCGTCCATAGGAGGCGTTTGTCCACCACCCATCATCTTAGCCATTGCAGCCATTGGGTTTTCTCCGCCGCCGCCCATTGGAGGCAT